GTTTGCTGTGTAAATTTTGCAAGATAATAGTACTTAGGCATCTGATTCTCTCGTTTATTTTTCCGGCTTAATGATACACCCGAAAAAAATAACGGGATTGACAGTTTACCTATTACACTAATCATCTTTTACTACCCGCAATGCTTCGCAACGGTGCTATCCGTCAGCACAGCAGTGATGAGGCAGCCATTATCAGGCCCACTCTTGAATGAGCCTTGTAATGGTCACTGACTCATCAGCAAATTACCGGGGTAAGATGCCAGCTCAGCAATTTGGTCAGCCCTTAAGCTGAACCATTCACCATGCGCCCTGAAGCTGTCATACTTTTGGTGAAGCTCGGTTTCCAAGCACCTGTTGGCCGGTATCTTAGCTATCAGTTTGAGTCTCGCTCCGCTCATGTTTGATAATTCAGACACGCGCTTTTCAACTCTCGTGCTAAAGCCTATTTTTGTAAGCCCGCTATCTCTTGCATGAAGAACGTAAACATGAGGAGCCCCTGTTGCCCTTTCTTTATTTGCTGCCATGAGGTCAAACATGAACCCCTGGCGAAGCAGAGCATCAAAGAACCCCGCGTTAACGCACCCGGACTCTCTTAACTCTTCTGATAGTTTGTCAATCTCAGACAGCACTTCCATTTCTCCGCTTTTAGTGCGGAGGAACTCTGAATAAAGCCGCCCTATTCTTGATGCTCTTTCGACAAAGTTTTTCATTGCGTCTTACCTTTTAGCGAATAAGCCTCGTTGCCCAGATAACCGCCCACAGAGAAGCCGCCGCTTATAACGGTTATCTCCGAAGCTGATTCCTGAAAGGCTCTGTGTGTAGTGCGCCGGGCATGGCGCGGGAATTACTGCAGGTACAAAAAAGCCCCGCTATTGCGAGGCTCTGTTACTTCCTGATGCTCTGCTTAACTTCGGCCACGATTCGCTCTTGCAGCCTGGTTAATTCACCGCGGTGCCGGCGCTCCTGCCGCTGGTGAATCCAGAATCCGACCCACGTTGCGATGAGTGCGCCGATGCAGATACCTGAGAAGATGTTGTAAATCTGATAGGCGCTCATTTCGCTACCTGCTGGCAGTTAGCTTTCCATGTCTTGTTGTGCGTCAGGATGGACCGCTTTGCAGGGTTGGAAAGCAGCATCACGTCCTCAGGCGTCAGGATGATAGGGTTTGACCATATGCATCCTGTATCAACTACCTGAATCCTTGCGGGTCCAGTCACGGAGCAGCTCGTCGTCAACATCGCGATCAGACATGCGGGTAACAGCGTCCTGTACATCTGATGCTCCTTTGCGTGCTTCGTCTTGGCGCTGTGATGCCGCCTGCTGTGAATCGATAGCGGCTTTGGTTTCCCGTTCGCTCGCTGCCTGCTCTGCTTTGGCCTTGCCTTTAGAGTGACCAATGCCGAATGCGCCAGCCACTGCAGCGATTACCACACCGATTACAGTGAATATCAGTTCGATGGTCGTCATGGCTTGCTCTCCGGAACGTAGCCAGGATGAAGCTGCCTCTTGGCAGCCTGATAAGCATTAATTGCCTGCTCTTTAGTCTCAAATAAGCCAAGATATCTCTGCCGCTTCTCGCCCGGGATTCGGATCCTAGCCAAGTACTTTCCACATCTCTTGTCATACCAATAACCTTTTGCTTTCTTTTGGTTTTGGCTATTTACAGACTTGGTGACATCTCGGAGGTTGCTTGGTGCGTTATTTAGCCTGTCACCATCAATATGGTCGACATCTCCTGCCGGCCAGTGGCCAGTGCTCAAGAAGTAAACCACCCGGTGAGCCTTATAATATTCCCCAGAGAATCCACCCTGGTAATATCCGCTCACTAAGTTGGTAAAGGCACACCTTCCTGCAGGAACGCTTGCCGCTGGCGATTGCTTCCATCTCAATCCGCTTGGGGAGCTAAGGTCTATCGCGAGGTAATCTTCAATTCGCTTTGTCATCCTGCTTATCCTTCATGGCATCAGTGGCGATTTTCTTCGCCCCGATATAACCCGCAGTGGCAAAGCCGAAGAACAGACCGAATGTTACATCTGACAGCGTCCCTTTGTAGGCCTGCCAGCCAACTACGCCGCAGCAGACGAGGAAAGCGAGAGCGGCTTGGGTGCGGCTCAGAGATATGTTGCCGCTGCTGCCACGGAGAACGCTGAACATGTCCATCAGATGAGGCCCCGGTAAATGTCATAGCTGCCGGTGCGCATTACATCTGCGTGGCGTTTGGCGCGATTAGGCGTTTGCTTCGCCCACAGGCTGTTGAGCATGCCATCAGCTGCAGCGCTGAAGTTACCGTCTGCGATCATCTTCAGGGTGTTCTTAAATCCTGCCAGCCCGTCAGCACCCATCTGGTAGGCCATGCTAATCAGAATGTCGCGGCGCGGTGGGTTGCAGGCTGCCAGAGCCGCTGCAATAGCCGGGCGCTGGTTCATCTCGTTAACTTTCTGGTCAACGATAACCTGCTTCCATACATCGCCCACTGTACGCGGTACGCGGAAGGTGTAATTGCTCAGGCTGGCGCCCTTTGGCCCAATGCGGATACCGCCGGCAACGGTTGGATATCCGAGCGTATCGAGGTAGGGTGCCTCTTTGTACCCCTCCTCGACGTTTAATATCTCTACAATTTTAGACATTCAAAAATGCCCCATGGTTACAGAACTCACCGTGATACTTTTCGCGAAAAGACGCTGCGACTAAGGCAGCCAGCTCTTTATCTTCATAGTATCCAAGGAAATAACGTATCTTATTTAGCCTCAGATTCACCTTCCACTTCCTGCAAGCTTTGCTGAACGTCACGCCTTTGCAGCCAGATGTGTTGTTTCTCTGTAACGCCCTATTCCTCATATTTTCCGTCATTGTCGCAGCTCGGAGGTTTTCAATGCGGTTATCTGAAGGGATCCCATTCACGTGGTCGATGTGCTCAGGCATATAACCATGGTGCATAAGAAATATAAGGCGGTGGGCTTTGTAGAGAGCCCCTTTTAATCCAACCAGAATGTAGCCATCTTTGTCGCTGCAACCTGCAACCGAACCAATTTTGTTCCGATTATTAGGGGACACCCGGTAAATTAGCTTGCCTTCCCTATACTCGAAGCGGTTTTCGATTTCATGCTTTAATGCAGAGACGGATAATCTCATTTGCTCTCATCCTCTTTCACAACCTGCTTAACCTTGTCGGCAGTTTTGTTTGCTGTGCGGTCCGGTATGTTGTCCACTTTCTTCTGCAGCTCGCCGACCTGCTCAGCCAGGCGAACTACTTTTGAATCACGTCGGTCAGCAACCTTCCGGTAGTCTTCGCGGATGCTTTCGATCTGCTCGTTAGCCTGGCTGCTCACGTAGATGAAAATCACGGTCAGGATGATGCACAGCAGAGATGATGCGAGAAGAACCGAGCCAATCAGGATGCTGCGCTTGTGCTTCTTTGGGGCGACTTGCTTATTGTCGAGAGTCATCGTTTCCTCCAAGCCTGGAGATAATCCCCGTGACTTGAGCCTTGAAACGCGGGTCGATGTTCGCCTCTGACATGGCAAGCATGACGCTCAATGCGTTTTTAATAACCTTAAGGTCAGTTTCGAGGGCAGAAATACGAATGACGTTTTCATCATGTCTTTTGCGCAATTCGTCGTTTTGCTCACGTAGAAGGGCATTATCAGATTTGAGTTGCGCCACCTGGTCTTTGTAACCAGTAATCAGCTCACCTGAAGCGCGGTTGCCTGTCACGACGTTAGCCAGGTGAGAAACAACTGGCCTCCAGAACAATGCGACGGCACCTCCTCCAAAGACGATGGCGGCAATACTCGAAATTAAACTTTCATTCATGCCGCACCTCGCGGTGACGACTTGTAGGTATGTGTCATAGCCGTCTCCGGCATTGCCCGGAGGTATCCGGCCGTTTGCTGTGAAAAGTCGCCCACTGCCACGTAGGGAAATCCGTGAGGTCGCAGTGATTGGCATGGGCGAAAACGAGAAAACCCAGCTCTGTGGCTGGGCTTTTTAATTGGGTTCAGAAATGCAAAAAGCCCTCGCAGATGGTGAGTCCGGAGGGCTTTCTAATTATCACAAAGTGATGGAATTTGTACTTTGACTCACCCTAAGAACACTTAAGGCAGCTTACCCTTAAATTGTGGCTAAATGGCTAACGCTTGTCAACCACTTATTTGCAGGCTTCTTACTTTTAGCAGCAAGATTGCGATCGTTAAACGCATTTTGCAGCGGTTGGTACAAAATATAGAGGCTCGCACTAAGGAT